TGTACAGAAGATCACTGGCGGCCATCGTGAGGCCGCCATCATATGCCATCCAATCCTGGCGAACGTCGTCCAGGATTTCTTCAATCTTCCTGATGGTCTTTTCCATGTCTCAATCTCCTTTCATTTGCCGGGTTGCCCCGGCTTTTGTGTGGGTGCCCGAAACCATTTTCGAGCTTTAATCATACTATAATATCATAATATCATAATGTCAAGTCTTTTTTTTAAAAAAATACCAAAAACGTATTTTTTGCTTGACAATCCGATTTTTTTCGCGAATAAGGCTACAGACTTTCATGAAAGGCTTTTTAAATGGCCGGGAAAAAAAGAAAATCATCCCAACCGAAAATTGAGCGGGTGTCAAAAATCCCGTTATGGTTAAAGTATTTTCTCGACCAAGACAATCTCACCACATTTTTCAACAAAACCGAATCAGCTAGGGCAGCAGGTTATAAAACCGACAATTACGCCAGTCTCGCACAAATAGGGTGTCGTAATTATCGGAGATGCCTGCCAAAGATAAAAAAATGGCTCGATGAAGTGGGGATTAGCGAGACACAGCTTAAATCCCAGCTTTACAAGCTTCTCTATGCAAAAGAAACCAGGTTCCAGACAATCAAGGGCACACTTCAGGAAATTGATCCGACTGTAAAAGTTTTAGTTAAAGGCACTCAGGACAAATTCAGCCAGCAAGGGGACCACTATATTGAAACAGAAAACCTGGTTTGCATAGAGGTTGGGGATAACAAAACCCAGCTTAAAGCTGTGGAGCTTGGTTTTAAAGTCCAAGATTTGTTTCCCAGTGAGAGGCATGAGCATAACATCCGGGGCAATGTGCAGTTTGTCATGGAGTTGCCCCCGGAAGATGATGATGGACTTCCGGACAAGACAGAAATAGGCGGGGAAGATGGCTGACGCGGCAGAAGAAATCCAGCGGGTTCATTATGTAGCGCCGCCGACGCTTGCCCGGTTTCACCGGAGCAATGCGCGGATCAGGGGCATAGTTGGCCCCGTAGGGAGTGGCAAGTCTACTGGTTGCTGCTGGGAGATTATGTCACGCGCCGCAAGGCAGGCCCCTGAAAAAGATGGTAAAAGACGGACACGCTGGGCGGTTGTAAGGTCAACATACCGTGAATTGTCAGATACAACCCTTGCTACCTGGTTGCATTGGTTTCCTGAAGGCGTTGTCGGTGAACTTAATCGTTCGGATATGGTCTTTAAAATCCGCTACGGCCAGATCGAAGCAGATATTTTATTCAGGGCCCTGGATAAACCGGGTGATGTCCGAAAGCTTCTCTCATTGGAACTTACCGGGGCTTGGGTTAATGAGGCCAGGGAGTCGCCGAAAGTGATTGTTGATGTGCTGGGCGACCGTGTTGGCAGGTATCCTGTAACAGACAAAAAAGCGGGAGTTAAACCCACCTGGTCAGGCATTATCCTGGATACAAACCCACCCGATGATGACCATTGGTGGTACAACCTGGCAGAAGTTGAAAGGCCGGCAGGCTATGAGTTTTTCCGGCAACCAGGTGGCCTTATTGAAATCAATGGCCGTTTTTTCCCAAATCCTCGCGCAGAAAACCTCGATCACCTTGAAGACAATTATTACCTGGTCCGCATGCCCGGCAAGTCGCCGGCTTACATCCGCGTTTATTACTGCGGGCAATATGGCTTTATTATGGAAGGCAAGCCGGTTTATCCGGAATACGTTGATGCTGTGCATTGTTCAGCCCATCCGATTTCTCCTGTATCGGGTCTGCCTTTGTATCTTGGGCTCGATTTCGGACTTTGCTACACAGACGACACCGAGGTTTTAACAAGATCAGGATGGAAGTTTTTTAAAGACGTTGATGAGAAGATTGATCTTGTTGCAACCCGCAATCCTCTCAATGGCGCGTTTGAATACGCAAAAATCAATTTCAAGGTGGCACAACCCTATTGTGGTGAAATGCTCGAATGGAAAAGCAGTGAAGTTAATTTTTGCGTAACCCCAGAGCATCGCGTTCCCTTCACTTATCGGGACTCTCCTGGATCGGTGCATTTTGAAAGCGCTGACTGGCTGGCGAACCACATGGGAGGGCATCACTATGTTGACGTGGTTTCAGAGTGGTGCGCCCCCTCGGAACTCCCCCTATTGCCGTGCGGGATGGACTTGAACACCTATGCAAAATTTATGGGGTGGTGGTGCAGTGATGGGTCGTTGGACCGAAATACTAACCGGATCTGCATTGCCCAGGTTAAGCCTCAAACAGTGCGAATCTTGGAAAAGGTGTTAAACGAAACAAGTTTTACATGGCGACGCTCGGGTGGTCAGTTTCGATGCAGCAATGCCGAGATGGCCAATCATTTGCGCTCGTTGGGTAGGCTAAAGAAAGACAGGCGCGTTCCGCAAATCATTAAAGACGCCCCTATTGATGCAATAAGGCTTTTCATTAAGCACTACACGTTTGGAGACGGGCATGTCAGGACGCGGAAAAACGGCTCTCAGGAGCACACTGTTTATTTGCCAACCGCGCAACTGGCCGACGATATGATGGAGTTGGCGCAAAAAGCCGGCTGGAGCTCGTCGATAAGAAAACAGAATGGCCAGGTTTCAGTTCTTGATGGGCGCAAAATCGTATCAAGCCCCGGGTGGAGAGTCACATTTAAAAAGCGGGCCAAAAGAGCCGAGCTGTTAAAGAGAAATTTCAGGCGATGCTATTATGAAGGGATGATTTACTGTTTAAACGTTCCCTATCACACACTTTATATCAGGCGCGGAGGCGTCCCCTCCTGGAACGGCAACACCCCAGCGGCCATGTTCGGCCAACGGTTGCCGAACGGGCGCTGGATATGGATTGATGAACTTGTCACCCAGGACCTCGGGGCAACCCGGTTTTCACAGCTGCTTGGCGCAAAAATCCGGGAAGACTATGAGGGTTTTCCGATTGCAAAAATTACCGGCGATCCTGCAGGCGATCATCGGAGTGAAGTGGATGAAAAGACATGCTTCCAGATTCTAAGAGCAAACGGCATACCGGCAGTGCCGGCACCGACAAACGACTTTATGGTAAGGCGCGATGCCGTGGGCAATGCGCTTATGCGAATGATAGACGGTAAGCCGGGCTTAATGATTTCGCCGAAATGCAAGACGGCAAGAAAAGGCATGGCGGGCGGTTATTGTTACAAACGCATGCAGGTTGTTGGAGAGGAAAGATTTAAAGATATGCCGGATAAAGTCAATATTTTCAGCCATATATGTGAGGCAGGTCAATATTTGATGCTGGGCGCAGGCGAGGGCAATGCGGTTATTTCAAGCACCAGTGTTACAAATTCAGGAGCCGGGTTTAGGCCAAGGCGGAGGCGCTATTAATGGCAGCAAAAAAACCCAACAGTGATGTAAAACAATTAAATCAATTTGTTCGTGATGCCAGGTTTGTTCATGCCGAGTGGAGAAACGAGGCTTGGCGTGATGAAGAAATGTATGATGGCGTCCAGTGGAGCGAGCAAGACCTGGCAAAAGCCAAAGATGCTGAGATTGATCCCCTTACAATAAACCTGATTTTTCCCGTAGTAAACCTGATCTTAGGCCATTATGAGCTAAATCCCCATGATATTATTGCCAAAGCCCGCACAAAAGATGATTCCGAAATATCGCAAACTATGACCGAGGCTATAAAATATGTGCTGGACCAAAGCGAGGGCCAGTTCCGGCTACGAAACGCTTTTAGGGATTCAGCAGTTCCCGGGTTTGGTTGCCTTGAAGTCTGTGCCCATTCCGACCCCCGAAAAGAGACAGTGCAGGTTGCGGCAAGGGATTGGAAGGATGTTTTATGGGACCCCTTTGGCAGTCCATGGATGGAGGTTGATAAGTGCAGATATGTTATTTATCAGCCCTGGATTGATATTGAAGAATTAAAAGCCCTGTTCCCATCTAAAAACAGGGAGATTGAGGATAAATTTAAAGAGCTTTCGGGCGGCTCCTATTCTGCTTCAGAGATAGGTGATTTTTACGAAATCTTTGATGATGCTGAAGGTGTTGAGGAATATAAGCGCTCACTTATCGGCGGAGGATGGACAGATCAGACCCGGCGCAGGTGCAGGCCGGTTGAGTTGTGGCACACCAAGTTTGTGACCTGTCTGTTTGCCCGGTTTCGTTCAGGCATGGTTCTGGAGATAAAAGACACTCTACCACCAGAACAGCAAATGCAGATGATCCACCAGGCCGATGAAGTGATTAAGGCCCGGGTCCGTAAAATTATAGTCACAACCTTGCTTGGTGATTTAAAGCTGCAGGATATGTGGAGTCCGTTTTCCCATGATCAATACCCGCAGATTCCCTGGATAGGCTATTTGGATCGGTTCAAGTTCCCATACGGCATCCCGCGCAACCTGCGTGATCAAAATGTTGAGGTTAATAAGCGCAGGACCATGGCCCTTGCCTTGCTTGGTTCTAAGCGGGTTGTTGCCACAAGTGACATTGGCGAAGATGATAACGCAAGGCAAAGCATTTATGAGGAAGCACAGAAAGTAAATGGTTTTGTGCTTATTCAGCCCAGCGATACCGGGGCAAATCTTAATTCCAGGATCGCTATTCAGGACCAGAGCCAGCTTGCTACCGGCGAAGTAAACCTGATGATGCACTCAAAGCAGGAGATTCAGGATATTTCCGGGGCAAACGCGGAGCAGATGGGATACACAAGCAACGCCCAATCTGGCAAAGCGATTGAGAAGCGGATGCAGCAAGGGGCGACAATCTTAGCTCCGTTGTTCGGCAACTCCCGGCGTTCTCTTTATATGCTGGGGGTTAAGGTTGCTTCCGGGATTCAGCAATTTTGGACAGGCCCCAAAGTGCTGCGTGTCACTGATCGAATGAACGGGGCTGAAAAGTTTGTTGAGGTGAATAAGGTTGCCAGGGACCAGTTTGGCAATGAGCTTGTTTTAAACAATATCACCCAATCCAGGTTTGATTATGTGATTTCTGAAACCCAGGCAAGCGATACGGTACGCGAAGCCAACATGAACCTGTTGCTTGAAGCGGTGAAAATGAGTCCGCCTCAGGCCGTGCCTGTGCTGATCTCCATGGCGTTTGAAATGAGCAACCTGCCAAATAAAGAAACCCTGATGCTCAAATTAAAGCCGTTGCTGGGCATTGACCCGACGCAGGAAGACAAAACCCAGGAACAGATAAAGCAGGAAGTTATAGCACAGCTTGAAGCTCAAAAGCAGCAGGAAGCTGAAATGAACCAGTTGGCAAAGCAAAAGATGATGGGCGAAGTCGAGGCCGGACAGATCGCAAATGCAAAGCTGAAAGCCGAGATAAAGAAGATTCTCAGCGAGGTTATGGAAAACATGGCCGATACCGAAAAAACCCGGGCAGAGATAGGCCAGGCAGAGCACAAGGGGCAGATTGAGGAAGGAAAGCTTTTGCTTGATGGCTTTAAGACCGGGCTGGGTGCGGGCGGACGCCAGGCACAGCAACCAAAAAAGGAGGAATAGCTGTGGAGTATGATTTGAAAGTAGAAAAAGCTGCTGGGGCAGAAACTGTTTTTACCGACCCGATTTCAGCGACCAGGGAAACCCCGAGAAGCGACAAAGCCTATGGGTACTTGAATGTATCTGTCCAGGGCACATTTGTTGCCAATGTTGAACTTCAAAGGCGGTTTCTGGATGAAACCGATTGGCGGACCGTTAAGACCTATACCGATGAAGTTGAGGAATCTTTTACTGACCTGGAATATGGGGTTGAGTATAGGCTTGGAGTGCCTACTGGTGGATACACTTCCGGGACCGCAAATTGCAGACTCGGGAGGGCATAGGCGTTATGAAAAAGATTATTTCAGTTATAGCGATCCTGACCCTGCTCATACTTAATGGCTGTGCTGCCACAAATAGGCCGGACCAGGATTTAACCGTTGTGGCGATAAAGTCAGCGGCGTTAATGGCCGGCAACCATTTCGGCAAGCAATACCCTGAGCTTATAGCCCCGGCTCTGCGTTTTTCTGAAAGCTTTGAAGCTGGTGAAGTTACAGCAGACCAAATCAATGATGGGCTTAAAACCCTGGCTGGTTTGAATGTGGACCCGGCAATTATTGAGGAAATCTTGTTGCTGGCTGAAGCTATGGGAATTGAGTTGCAAAACGGGAAGGTGCTTACTCTTGCCGGGGTTGATGAACGCTATATTAATGCAGCCATTACCGGGTTTTTTCGCGGTATTGCACTTTCATGTCCTACATGCGGGGGTTGATTATGGCTTTAGACACAAAAGGCGATTGGGGAGCAATGACCAGGCTTGATTATGCCCGGTTTAAGCGTAATTCCGAAAAGATGTTTCGGGGTCACAGGGGCCTGCAAAATGGCCGGGATTTTCGCTGGAATGTGTTTCGGCATCGCGATGAAGACAAGCAGGACCTTGACAAAAAGTTTGATAAAGCGTTTCCAACAGCCCCGGGCTCGCCTGGATGGTTTGCCAGAAACTATTGCTCTCAGTGCGGCAAGAGGCTGTATTTTTGCCAATGTAAGGACAAAGGCGATGGATCAGCAAACACAAACTGACCAGCAATTTTTAACCATGGCAAATCTGATAACTGCCAAGCATGGGGGCACCATTGATATTGATTTTGCCACCAGGACTGTAAATTTCAATGTGCCGGCAGAAAATGAGGAAGCATGCGCCATGGAACTGTCAAAGGTTTTTGAAGGGAGTGAGATTTGAAAGCACAGATAAGCCGTGATGGCGATATTGTTGTTATAGCTGAAAATCCTGCTGAGGCTTTTGCATTAAAGTTTTTATATAAAACAAATGCAAGTATTCTCTTTGACTTAGATGTTGTTGCAGGCAAAACGCTTTGTATATGCGGGGCATTTGATGATGAAGCGGAACCATGGCGGGAAAAAATGATGCGCTTTTGCCCGATTTGCAAGGCAAAGATTGACCATAACAATACTGCCGGATTCAACGAGGACCGCACAGTTTATTTTTGTCCTAACTGCGGCAATGCAATAGATGTGATGGCTGGAAATCCTTATGGCGACGATAATTAACCTCCGCATGTATCTTATGTGGTGGAGAAAACTTGTAAGGTTTTACAGTGAATAAATAGCTTAATTGACCCGCTTTTTTGTTGCCCAAACAGTTTGATCCGCCTTGCCAGCGTCAAAAGGCTTACCCCGGGCGGCCAGGCCCGTAAAAACCTGGCAGGGAACACAGGCCCCTTAAAGCCTGCGACTTCGGGAAACCGGACCCGTAACCAATCCGGACATTCGTCCATGAGACGTTAAAAGATGAAAGGAGTTTTACCATGTCAGGAGAAGCAGACATCAGCACCGATGCACAGGCACAGGAAGGCCAAAACCCTGAAGAAGGGGGCCTTGCCCCAAACTTCTACAACTTTTTCGATGATGAAGATTTTTCCGCGCTCGATCAGGATGATCCTGCCGGGGAATCCGATGATCCGGAAAAGACCGGGGATCAACCGCCGACCGGCGAAAAAGAATCGGAGACGCCGGCTCCGTCAGGCGAAGAAAAACCTGGTGAGAAGGAAGGCGAGGAAAAGCCGGGTGATGTAAAACCAAAGGGCGAGGAAAAGCCCAAGGAAGAAAAACCCAAGGATGAACCGGCTAAACCGCCTCCGGGCTATGTGCCAAACCAGGCATTGCAGGAAGAACGCAGTAAGCGGCAGATGCTTTCCCAAGAGCTTTACCAGGCAAAACAACGACTGGCAGAGCTTGAGGGCAAGGAAGCGCCTAAAGGCGGCGATGATGAATTTAAGGACTTTAAGGTTTTATCAGATAAGGAAGTGGAAGAATTGTGGGACGAAGACCCCAAGGAGGCTGCTCTTTATCAGAATCGTTTGATCCGTTATCAGGACCATCGGCGCAAGCAGATTGATGAAAAGCGGAGCAAGCAAAGCCTTGAGGCCGAACAAAAGCAAATCGTTGAATCCGCCTATGCTGCCATGAACTCGGCAGTGCCTGAACTGTTTGATCCCAAAAGCGATGTCAACGCAACCCTGACAAAGCATGCAGCCGATCAGGGCCTTTCGGCTCAGATGGCCGCTGTTTTAACCGATCCCCAAACCGTGATTCAGGCCCGGGATAAGGATGGAAGCACCAAGTCTTTCATCCTGGGCCAAGGGGCGGCAGAAGTTCTGTCTCTCATAGCCAATACCCACAAGGCCATTTCGAGCACTGACGTTGAAGCTGTCAAAAAGCAGGTGGCCGAAGAAACGGAAAAGCGGGTTCGGGAAGAAGTGACAAAAGAACTGACTGAGAAATTTAAAAATATGTCGGGTGGAGAAAACGACTTGATCTTTCAAAGCCTTGGGGATGCTACGCCTAAATCAGGTGATGAACTCGGGGGGTCCCCAAATTCAGAAGAAGACTGGTTTGGCCTGCCTGAAGATGCAAGGCGTAAGTTCCTTGGTGGGTAAAGGTTAAGTATTGCTTTGTTGCCCGACTGATAAAAGGAGAACTAAAAAATGAGTGCTACTGAGTTTGGTGTAAATCATGAGCTTGCAGTTAAGCGGTGGTCCCTGGACCTTGCGCGGGAAGCGGCTATTCAGGCATATATTTCCCGGTTTATGGGAACAAGCAATGATGCCCTGGTCAAGGTTAAAAAGGAGCTTCAGAAAGCTGCTGGCGACAAGATCACTATCGGGTTGAGAATGAAGCTGTCGGGCGACGGTGTTGAAGGCGACAACATCATAAAGGGCACTTCCGCTGAGGAAGCGCTGGTGTTCTTCAATGATGCCGTACTGATTGACCAGCGGCGGAAAGGAACCAAGTCCAAGGGCAAAATGAGCGAACAGCGGGTGCCTTACAATATCCGCAGGGAGGGCCGCGATGCCCTGGCAGTCTGGCATGGTGAGGATATGGATCAGATTCTTATCGCTTACCTGTCCGGTGCCAGGGGTGTTAATTCCGACTTCCATGTTCCTCTGACCTGGACCGGACGCGCCGGAAATGCCCTGGAGACCCCTGACAGTGACCATATCATTTATGGTGGGGATGCTACCGGGCCGAGCGACCTGGAAACAGCTGATATTATGAAGCGCGACCTGGTTGAACGGCTCACTGTTAAAGCCGGAGTTACCGACCCGTTGATGCAGCCGTTTAATATCGGCGGCAAGAAAAAGTTTGTGCTGCTCATGCACCCCTTCCAGGCCCATAGTCTGCGGACTACAACCAGCGATGGCGACTGGCTTGATGCACAGAAATCTGTCGGTGTCAGGGGTAATAAGAACCTGATCTTTGCCGGGGCATTGGGTGAGCTCAACGGTGTGGTTCTCCATGAGCACCGCAACGTTATTCGTTTTTCCACCTATGGCAGTGGCGGCAACCTGCCTGCTGCCAGGGCTCTTTTCCTTGGAGCTCAGGCCGCGATAATCGGCTGGGGTGGCAATGGCGGGCCTGGCCGGTA